TTGTAATCAATTTAAATCTTTTACATATATTGTAGAGTTCCTATATTTGGGAATTTCAACCCAAAACTCTAAAAAAACAATCATAAATCAAAGAACATAAGTGCATACACTTATTTCATCCGAATTATAGCGAGAATTATCTTACAATCTGCTGAATTCGTTTAACTTTATTATTTATCTATAATTCCCCAAACCTAAGGTTATTTTAAGTTTAATTTGCTATAATATCAGTAAAGAAAATTAGAAGGAACACAAATGGCAAAAGAGAAACAAGGCAAAGGAAATATTTTTCAACAATTCAGTAATTGCCTAAATAATAAACCTTATGATGAGAGTATAGGTTTCTCGTCTTTTATGTTTTGCCGTTATCTGTCATTCTCACCACAGACGATACACTCAGCAAACAATCTAAATTATTACTATAACATACCAGACCAACTACAATACGAGTATATCAGAAATTCACCTCATCCGAAATTCATCAGATGGATAGGAACTAATAAAAAAATACCATCTAACGATGAATTAGACAGAATACAAAGAAAGTATAAATGTAATACTCAAATAGCATTAGATTATTACGATATACTCACAAAGGGTAAAAAATGAAAAAACACCAAAAGTGGGATATTAGATTTTTACGCATCGCTCGTGAAGTGTCAATGTGGAGTAAAGACCCCTCGTCTAAAATTGGAGCGGTTATCGTAAATCAAAATAGACAAATTATATCCACCGGTTATAATGGGTTTCCAAGAGATATCCCAGACAAGCAAGAATATCTAAATAACCGAGAAATAAAATACAAATATGTAATACACGCAGAAGCAAACGCAATTTACAATGCGCTATATAATAATATGAATGTATTAAATTCAACCATCTATGTATTCGGTTTACCCGTATGTTCGGAATGTCTAAAAATGCTTTGTCAATGCGGAATAAAACGAGTAGTCTATTGTTCAACTAAAAATGACGCTAAATGGTCGGCATCATTTGAAACATCAAAGGTGATAGCGGATTTTGCAAATATTGAAATTCAATCTTACGATTTTCAAGACCTTTTAACTTCTGATAAATAAGGAAAAAAGAATGGCAACTGAAATGGATGAAGAGATTGTATCAGACCAAATTATCAACTCTATATATGAAAAATTGGTAGATAATTTAGGTTTAATTGACCCAAATCAAGCGTTAAGAAGCGATGATGAAATTCAATTTCTATCAACTTTTGAAAAGACAATTTCAATGATGGAAATGGATTTATTAACAGACCGCTATCTAAAAAAGAAAGATTTAACATTTTATAAGAATACAATTTTATCAATGCTTTTTAAATTGGTAAGGTATCAATATATTATTAAATCAAATATTGATGCGACAAACCCAACTTTTTTAATAGAGCATTTAATGGATTTGAAAGTCATCGGTTATGGTAATATTATACCTTTTGGGGATATTGAATTTGATATGGTCACCGCTTGCCTTTTAAAATCTCAAATTCGCAGATTATTGTTATCTTTGCTTATGCTTAAAAAGATGTTAGGTGAAAAGACATCAGATGTTTTAGCATATATAGACGAATACGCAAAAATGCTGTGCGATGAATACGACCATAACAAGAGTATCAATTTTTTAAATAATTCATACGAAAGCGAAACTATAAAAAAGGTTGAAAGGAAACGCAGAAATGCAAAGAGAGATTGAATACATTAAAGATATTGAGTGCATAGAAAGCACCATTTATAAAATGATAGTTAAATTCAAAAATGATTATAAAGAATACCCTTTATCAGTAGATTTTGCAGACCCACAAGATTTGCAATATATCGTAGATTTTATTAAGAAACCTAAAAAGTTAAGCGAAAATTAAGGTTTAACTTGCTATAATACAATAAACTATGGTCAAAAGGATTTAAATGAAAGAGTATATTTTAGGAGTTGATTTAGGGTTTGGCGATTGTAAGGTCGCACTGGGCACTAAATCAGGAGAGATTATCAAGAAGTTTAAATTCCCATCTACAATAGGAATTACAAAAACCATTGAGGGTGTCCAAAACCCAAATATCGTTGAGTATCAAGGAAACTACTATATGGTAGGCGATGACGCATCACACTTACCATCCGAGAATATTATTGATTTAGACGAATACAAGAATTTGGAGTATTACGCCCCTTTGTTACTACAATACGCAATTAACAAATCAAATGTAACAAATAACGATATAGAGATTATTATTACTGGTTTGTCAATTGCACAAATTCAAAATAGCGGTTATTTTCAAAATGCTATTGAGAAATATACAATCAATGGAACAGACTTCCAAAATAATATTAGTCTTTTGCCACAAGGCGCAGGTGCTAAACTTTGCGTAGATAAGTATGGCGCAAAATTTCCAATAGAACAAAGAGAATTTTTAGGGGATAAAACCTATGTTTTGATTGACATCGGTTTTAATACCATTGATTTAGTCTTGGTATCAAACGGATTAACAGACCCAAATCTATTTCAAGGAATTGAACACACCGGTTTAATGAAAGTATCTTTGATTGTTGGAAAGTTAATAAACGAAAAGCATTCAAGAAAAATATCTTTGCAAGAAGCAAAAGATATTCTGAACACAGGATTTTACAAATTGCGTGGTCGGTCTTATGACTACACAAAAGAAATCCAAGATATTAAAACAGAATATTTAAAAGAAATATTAAAAGAAGTTGAAAATAGATACAAAGGTATCTTGGATAAATCAGACTTTATAATTATTTGCGGTGGTGGTGCATATATCTTTAAATCAACGGAAGATGGATTTATTCGTGTTGTATCAGAGGGTAGCGAGTATTATAACGCCATCGGTGAATATCTATATGGTCTTAAAATGTTAAAGAAATAAAATTACTCTTTTATTTGGTATTTGGAGACCTTTTGGTCTCCTTTTACTTATGCTTTAATCGCTTTCTCTTTTAATTCAGAGATACTCAATTTATCAATCAAATTCCAATCGTCAAATTGAAATGTAATTGTTACCAACTGCTCGTTATCATCATTAGTATTATCTAGTGTCAAACCTGTAACATTCATTAAATTACATCCAAAAAATTCAAATGCTATCACCGGTTTACCTAAGTTATCGGTTATTTCAATTCCACAGAAAAACTCTAATTGGTCGGATAATATGCCGTCATTTCTATGCACCATTGTTGTTACAAATTGTAATAATCTTTTGTATAATTCCATATTTTCATCAATTTGAAATGTTACAGAAATATCACTATACTGCAGACTATCACCGCCAACACTCGCTTTTTTACCAGATGAATTAAATACTTCAATCGGTGTTAGAGTGAAATCTGGAAATTCAACTATCTGTGCATATTGAATACTATCTCCCAAAAAAGGCAAAAATACTTTATAATTGGTAGTTTGTGAAATTGAATTTATGGTCGACATTTTATCCCTTTATCAAATAAAATAAATAGTATAAATTATTTATTATAGGAAATATAAATGGCATCAACAGGTATTATACAAAGACGAAATACGAAAAAAGTATTGACTTCAGATGAATATTTACCGGTCACCGGTGAAATTGTATATGCGTATGATACAGACGAATTCGGTGTTCGTATGTTTAAAAGAAAATCAGATGGACAAGAAAATGCACTCATCGCAGACCAAGAATTAGATAAATCAAGCGGTAATACCGAAGTTATATATAAGTGGCGAAAATTTGATGATTTAGTTAAATCCGTAAATGGAATGACTGAGGATGTTAAAATTACCCCAGAAAACTTAGGATTGGGTAAGGTAGCAAATAAAACACCTGCTGAAATTATAGCGCCTGCTTTGGGAGTCATTGATGGTCATATTGATAATAAAAATAATCCCCATAATGTAACAAAAGAGCAATTAGGTTTAGGAAGTGTTGAAAACACTCCAGATGAGGAAAAACCGCTATCAATCCCACAGCGCAATTATTTAGATGAACACTATTTTAGCAGAGATGAAATCCGAAAAATTATTGACTACGAAGAAGGTGTATCAGATTTAGACTCCGTTTTAATTGATAAATTATCAAAATCAAATCTTATTGATGGTAATAAAAAACTTCTTATATCCTTTAAAAAATTGGAAATCAAAGACGGAGAATTATCGGAATATAATTTTCACGCAGAAGCACACGAAAAAGTGGAGGAGTTACCAAGACACCCATTGCAACAGATGATTTCTGATTTATCAGATGTTTTAACCGCTCAAGTGGATACTGCAAAAAACAAAGTATTATTAACTCTTAAAAGAGGCGATGGGTCGACAGAAACTCTATTATTACCAAACCTGAATGAAAACTATGATGCCGAAATAGAAACAATTAACGATAATATTAAAACGCTATCATCACAGGTTACCCAATTTTCAACCTCATTGAATTTAGCGATGAATTCTTTAAAAGTTATTGATAATCTAAATTCCCAAGAAACGACAACCGCTTTATCTGCAAATCAAGGTCGTATATTAAACGAAAAGATTAAATCTATTGAAACAAATACAACCACACAAGGCACTGGTTATTCTAACTTAAAAGAAGTTATAAACGCAATGAGAACGGCTGTTGCAGATGTTGAAAGTATGAACAACACGATAACTTCTATCAATTTAACTTTGCAACAAAAGGTAACAGGATTAACTTCTGACCCAACCGGAACAGCACCTAACTCTCAAAAATTGAATGGTCAATTAGCGTCTTATTATACAACAAAATCAGAACACGAAACATTAGCAAAAAGTGTTGAAACAAATAAAAATAACATCACTAAAAAATTAAATATATCTGATTTAGAAACAAATGTAAAAACTATTGTTAATAAAAATTGGTCATTAGATAAAATCAAAGAACACGAAACAGATATTACAAATCTTGAAGCAGATATTGATAGAATAGATACTTCTTTAAATAAACATAATTCAAGTATCAATACAAATAAATCTAACATTTCAACTTTACAAAGCAAAGCATCAACTTTTGAAAATCAGATTTCAACAATTAACAATACACTATCATCAAAGGCAAATACTTCGGTAACAAATAATCTATCAACCAGATTGAGTGCGCTTGAAAGTTCAATAGGAGATACAACACAAAGAGATAGTATATTGAACCGCATTGACACAGCTGAGGATGATGTAGAGGATTTGCAAGATAGAGTTACCAAATTAGAAGCGTCAGTAGCGACAATTCAAAGCACTTTGTCATCTCTACAAACACAGGTAAATTCACACGATACAACAATCAACAATCACGAAACGAGAATTAAAAAACTTGAGAATTAAGTTGTTTTTAAGGGGATATATGATATAATCCCCTTATAATTTGAATTAAGGGGAGTTAAAATGAAGTCAAATCTCTTTAATTTTAGAGAGGCGCAAAAACCTGTCAATCTACAAATTCAAGACCAATTAGAGCAATCATTTAAGGAAACCTCAGCGGTTCTCAAACCTTTTGAAACTCTTAATGATATAAACAAAACAGAATTATTAAGTTTAATTTTAGATAGTATAGAATTCGTCAAAGCGGATGAAAATAACATATATATTAAACTTAATAAGAACTTAATGATTGAAAGCGAAAATCTACTTTTTAACGGCAATAATCTAAATATCCAAGTGGGCGGTAAAATTCACTTAAACCCATTCATTAACGGATTAAAAGGTTTTGCTGATAAAAATTATCCAAAAATTAACACTACTGAAGGAGCATTAAATGGAGAAGTATCAAGAGATTAACTCACGATTTGTAAAACTCAAAGATTATACAGATATGTATAGAGGACAACTCGCTATGGAGTTATACTCAATCTTTGAAGAGTATTTAGAAAGCAACGATTTAGATAAAGATTTGCTTGTTATCAATATTGAACCTTACCACTCTTTTAGTAATGACGAAGTAAGATGTTATTTTGATATTGATATTAAATATAATCAATGCGCTGATAGTTTAGACAATACCGAAGGTGACTATACAGATGTTGGTGATATTAACACAATCCGAGTATTAACTGATAATGCAGAGGTTTTACAAGGATTGTTAGAAGTCGCAAAACAGCAAAAGATTAAAGACTTAATCACAAATACAAGGATTGGTATTGACGCAGTGGAAAGCGAAATTAACCAAAAATTGTATGATTATTTAAAGTCAAAAAATTTGCTTAATGGTGACTTTGAATATTACAATTTTGTTACTTATTGCGACAATTACGGAATGTATGTGAATTTGAAAACAAAATCAACTATCAATAGCGATAAAGCAGTTCTGAAATTAGAGACCGACCAAATATGGCAATTGCCAAATCTTTATATTAGTGTGGAAAGCGACTATATTGCAGAAGCATTGAAGTTAGTTGAAACAATAGTCCAATTTTAGGCACTCATTCAGTTAAGCATATTTTAAGGGGTGTTCAGCTATAATACATCTATAAAAGGCGGAACGCCCCAATTAAGAAAGGAAAGAGTATGAAAGAAACGAGAGATTTAAACATCAAAAAGAGTTATCAAAATGAAATCTCTTTGAGAACCAGAGTTACTAAAAACAAAAAGAAGTATAATCGTAAGATTAAACATAAGAATAAAGAAATCTATAAAAAGTTATCTGTATTTAGATAATTTCTTATAGATTTCTTAAATCTATAAATTAGAGTAATCAAAGGAGTAACAAATGGTCAATGTTGTATTATTAAGAAACCGAAGTGTCCTTATGGATATTAAAACACGCTCATTTAGTAAAGCGTTTGATGAAGTATATAATGTTGATTTTGGGGTTGATGCTCTTAATGATATTATATTTCAAAAGTTAGTTATTGCAAAGCAATCAAAGAATAGAGAGTTTGAATTCAATATAGGTCAAGGTTTAAAACTCTTAATCTTGAAATCTATGCTATGATTTTAAAGAATTCATATAAAGGAGCAATTATGGAAATTCTATCATTTATGACCATGTTAATAATGTCTGTTCTTTTGGCAGTTTTAGTGTTTATGATTATTTTCACTTCATATTTAATTATAACTGCAATTACAAATAATGAAGTTGAAGTAGAGAACGAAAAACAATTAAAACACGCAGAGGAGCAATTAGATGAAAATAAATGAAAAGGAGATGATATGGGTTGAAAAATACCGACCGCAATTAGTCGCAGATTTGGTATTACCTGACGATGTTTTAAAGAAATTACAAAGTTATGGCGCAACGCCAACAAATATGCTATTTGCTTCGCTTACAGCGGGCACTGGTAAAACATCAGCGGTAAATGCTATTATTCGTGAATTTGGATTTGAAACCTTGTTTATAAATGCATCTCTTGATAACGGCATTGACTTATTGCGTGGCAAGATTAAACAATTCGCTTCAACTATAAGTTACAATGGTCTCCCAAAACTCGTAATTCTAGATGAGGTCGATAACTTTTCAGACCAAGCGCAATCTGGATTGAGAGGGTTTATTGAGGAGTTTTCAGTTAATACAAGATTTATTTTGACTTGCAATTATCTTAACAAAATAATTCCACCGATTATCAATCGTTGCGAATTGTTTGATTTTGATAAAATTCATCAAGACGCTAAATCAATCGTTCCTAAAATCATTGAAAGACTTAAATTCATTCTTGAAAATGAAAAGGTAGAATATGAGCAACCCCAACTTATTCAAGTTATACAAAATTACTACCCTTCCATTAGAGCGATGATTAACTGCCTTCAAAAATCATCAATAGACGGCAAACTCATTCTTGATATTCAGAAGGATGATGATTTTCTAAAAATAATAGATTTAGTAAAGGCAAAAGATTTTGATGGTATTATGAAATACATTTACAATTTGTCAAATGCAAGTGGTTTTTACTCTTTTATGTTTAAACATATTAGAGATTTGCAAAACACTAACAAAGCGCAAATTATTATGTTACTCGCAAAATATCAAATGAATGACAGCCAAGTCAGAGATAAAAACTTAAATCTCGCTTCTTGTGTTGTTGAGTTAGCACCTTATCTTTAACAAAAAGTTAATAAGGGTTTAAGGAATAAATATGTTACCAATTTTAATCCCCAAGTATTGCGTATTTGAACCAGAGTTAAGAGAAAAGGGTATCAAAACAGAAATTCTACAATACGCATTCCAAAAGAAAGAATACGAGAATTATGGGGGCGCAATTTTTTACGATATTAACGAGTTATTTAGGTTAAATAACTTCAGTTATGATGTCGGTTTTGATTTACAAAAGAGTTACTTAACAAATCAATTCACAGATTTTTCTGATTGTTCGGTTGCCAATTATCTTGAAAATAACTTTAATTTTGATATAGATTATTGTATCAAGCAAGGGTATGGCGAAATTGTAAATCATTATCAAGTTGATTTTTTCAAATTTAGTCATCCTTATGCAAAGGCATTATTTGACACAATAGGTTTTAATCTTGAAAGATTAGACGAAGTGGATTGTAGCTATTTGAAGGTATCAGAAAATGACATAATGTATTATTATTAAATTGAATTTTAAGTTTAGAAATGGTATAATATCAGATAATCAAAAGGAGCAATAATGCAAACAAATGTATCAATTGAGAATATCATTCTCAAAAACATATTTTTGAGTGCGCCATATTTTAATAAAGTTAAATCAATCTTAAATAAAGATGTTTTCACAGATATTGGGCATTCGGAAATATACTCAATGATTACTGATTATTATAAACAATACGAAAAATTACCAACTCTCCAAGAGGTCGCAATTCTTACAAAAGACAAACCTAACAAAGAGGTAAGAACGCAAATAGCGACCAAACTTATGGAGATACAAAATCAAGAAAATATCAATTCACAATTTCTTGACGACCTCACTCTTAAATTCGTTAAAGACCAAACATTTACACATGCCCTTATGCAAGGCGCAGAATATATAGATAAGAAAGACGAAAAGTATAAAACCGAAGCATATAATCTCATTGAGAAAATGAATAAAATATCGCTAAACGATGATTTAGGCGCAGATTTTAGCGATATAGATGCGAGGATTAACTACTATCAAAACCCAGAAAAAGGTATCAAATTCAAACGATTTGACGCTTTAAACAAACGAATTGGTGAGGGGTTTTTGAAAGGCACTCTTAATCTATTTTTGGCACCTGCCGGTGTTGGTAAATCTCTTTTGATGTCAACCAGTATAACAGATTTTCTTTTGCAAGGTTATAATGTTTTATTAGTGTCAATGGAGATGTCAAATTACGAATTTATGAAAAGAATTGACGCAGATATTTTAGATTTACCAATCAATGATTTAAAAAATATTGACCCCAATATTATTAAAAATAAATTCAAAGAATTAAATATTGGTAAGTTATATGTTCAGAATTTTCCTGCATTGACATTTTCAGCAAATAATTTAGATGGTTTATTAGAAATGTATAAACTAAATGATATAACTTTTGATGTTATATTTTTAGATTATTTAGGACTGATGAGGTCTGATTTAGTATATCCATCCGTTGGATTATACTCCTATATAAAGTCGGTAGGCGAGGAGGTTAGAGCATTAGCAAAGAGATGGGAAATACCTATTTTTTCGGCATCACAACTAAATAGGTCTGCCGTAAATAACACATCCGCTGATAACTCGCAAATATCAGACAGCATGGGAACAGCCATGACTTCTGATTTTATGTTGTTTATTCAACAAGACGAAAAATTGAAAGAACAAAAGCAATTCCTATTTAAAATAACCAAAAATAGATATACAGGAAGAACGGACACCTTTATTGTGAATGTAGATTACGAAAGAATGCGTATATTTGACGAATACACACCAGAAACACTTAACGATGCCTTACAAATAGAAAATAAAGGCAATACAATGCAAAAGGCAATAGAAGTCCAAGATATGCGTGGCGCATCATCTGTAAGTAGTTTTGCTATACAGCAAACACAAAAAGTAAATGACTTTTGGGATTTTGGATAATGCTATACAATGTTTTAAAATATAACGATAGATTTATTAAGGTTTATGCCTATAATGTAAAGACCGAAAGAGACCTATTATTTCAAAGACTAGACCCCTATAAGACAATAGAAAGTTATCACGAAATATTAAAAAATCACATTGAAAGTAATATTGAATGGGATAAACTTACAACGGACGAAAAATACAATATTTTCTACAATATGCGAGCGTTATCGTGTAGTGGCGATTTCACTTTACAATGTCAATGTAATAATTGTGGAACGGCATTCTTGACAAAGCATTCATCAGATAGTTTTATGACAGCAAAACATATTGAACATCCACTCTTAAAAGATACTTATTCAGATAATGTAGCAGATTATTTCAAGGATGACATAAATTACGAGGATATAGACATACAAGCATTTGCAGAGATTGAAAAGTATATTTTAGCAAACCGAACGCAATTTAATTTTACAAAGACTATCAAATGTCCAAATTGTAAAAACGATATTACTATTAACTTACGAGATATTGACATATTGTCAGGACTATTTTCAGAATACGACCATGTTGGATTTTATACATCAATAGTTAATCTTATGTATTTTGGAAAAGCAGATTTACACTCAATTTTAAATGATTTATACCCTTTTGAAAGAAATATCTATATTGAGTTAATCAATAAACAGGTTGAACAACAAAATAAAAACAAAAAGAATGTATTGGGTGCAAATCAACGATAACTAAATTTCTTGATAAATAATAGAAATTATTAAATAAAGGATTTAGATGCCATTACCATTTATACCAATTATTGCGAGAATTGGATTTGCATTAGCAAGACCTTTAATTACAAAAGGTATCAGTAAGATGCTGAGTAAAGGTTTATCAAAAGGTCTTATGCGAGGTCTTGGCGGTATGAAAAAGGCAAAGGGTTTGTCAAATACCGCTGTTAAACAAGCGATGTCAAAGCAAGACAAACGCACAAAAAAGATATTAGTAAAGCAGGAAAAGCATCTTAAAAAATTAGACAAAGAGCAAAAATCCCAAGCAAAACAATTAAAAGAGCAAAAAAAGACTTCTAAAACCCTTATTAAATTATCGCAAATTAAGGGCAGAAAACAATTTACCAATTTTAGCGAGCAAGTCGGTAATAAACGAGATGCTTCGCAATATATCGGTGCTATGGCATCTTTGGTATCTACTCTTAATAAAAACTACAATAAACTAAATCCACAAGATAGCAAGTCATTAGAAATTATTAAGAATAATGTTAGAGCGTTAAATAAGAATTTTAAGGTATTCACACAAAGTGCATTTAAAAGACAAGACAACACTATCAAAAGAAACCCAATAAATCAGAGAGTAACGAGCGGAGGTGGTGGTGAAGGCATAGATTACGCTAAACTCGCAAAATACATGGGCGGAACAGCAAAAAAGAAAGCGGGCGGTTGGCGTGGTCTGATTATGCTATTATTGGGCACTGCACTTGCACCATTCTTATTTAAAGCAGCGAAATGGGTTGTTAGTGTATTGCCAAAAGTTATGGATTTCTTTAAGAAAGTTAAAGATGTTATAAGTCCATATATTGATAAGTTTATAGAGACTGCTAAGAAGTTATGGAATTCCTTTTATGAGGGAGTTAAAAAGTTTTGGGAATGGATAAAACCAACTCTTGAAAAGGTATGGAACACTTTAAAAGATTTTTGGGAGAATACACTTAAACCATTTTGGGAAGATAAACTTAAACCATTCTTTGAGGATGTTATAGAGAAAGCATGGAAAGCAATTAAATCATTTTGGGAGGATACATTAGTTCCTTTATGGGAAGGAACGATAAAACCATTCTTCGGTAAGGTTTGGGAGATTTGGCAAGAACACATTTATCCGGTTATTGTTGAAACAATTATTCCATTATGGAAAGCGTGGATGTGTTTTCTTGTTGAGGATGTATTTAAACCTTTATGGGATTTTGGTAAAAAAGTTTTAGTAGAAGGGTTTAAATTCTTATTTAATACAATTATATCAACATGGGAAACTTTACAACCATTTTTTGATTGGGTAGTCAAAGGCACAAAATGGATATACAATAAGTTATTAGTAGAATTTAATGTTATTGGTAAAATAGGTTTTTTAGAGTATATTAAAAACGCAGTAAAACCTTTTAACGATGAAAATGACAGATTACGAGAAGAAGCAAAAGCAGAAATTAATGGGTTAATCAATAAAAACAAAGAAAAAAATCAGGAAGATTTAGATAAACTTAAAAAAGACCAAGATACAAAGTTAGATGAAGTTAAAAAGAGTTTATTTGAACGATATTTAGAATGGTATAAAGGCGGTCTTGAAAAAATAGGTAAGATTTATGAAGGTGTCTATAAAGGCGCAAAGGCGGTTGTAAAAGGTTTATGGAATGGCACAAAATGGGTGTATGATAAACTTAATCCGCCAAAAGAAGTCAAAGATATTCAAAAACAAGCAGAATTAGACGGCATCGCAAAAGCAAAAGAAGCGGAAAAAGACAAAGAAGTAAATAAAGTTATATCAGATGCACATAAAACTAACAAATCAAAACCACATAACGAAAAGAAAAAATTACTTGAAAAATATTTAAGTTATGGTGAAGCGAGATGTCAATCATTAAACGATGTAAATGAAAAAATCAAGTTTGATGTAAGAACATCTGTATATCTTGACGCTGATGTAGTTAAGTCATATTTTCATAAATTATTAAAAGAAATATTAAATGAAGGTGTTTGTTTTAAAGCATTAGACGAGAAAAACAAAGATTATATTTTTGAAATTATGACAAAAACAGGTTCATTAACTTTATATGCTGATAATCTTTTAAGACGAACAGGTCTTGAATACGGATTAAATTATATCTTAGCAGAAGCACGAACAAATGCTTTAATTGATATTAAACGATTATTATGGGCATTTATGTTTAGATGGATAATCGGAGGGTCAACCTTCCATTTCTTATGTCGTTATCATTATAAAGTTAAAGAAACCGCTTTGATTAAAAGGTGTTTAGATAGCGACAATCCAGAAGCGGATTTGGTTAAATTAGAGGAGACCTTTAAAATCTTTATGAAAGACCCATTTAAAGGTTATAAAACCCCAACCAATAAAGAAATGAAAGAGCAAAGGAAAATCTTTGCTTATATGATGGCGATTGAAGGTGGTCTTGATAAGACCCTAGCAACTAAATTTGCAAACGATTATGAGTATCAAATCGGTGATACTTATAATGATTATCAAAAGGCAGTTAAAATGGCATCCAAAAAATATGAGCGGATGAATAAAGGCGCACTCAGCACCTCCGCATCCGTGTCAAGGGTTAATGGCAACGGAGGGTCGTCCTCCTCATCAAATAGTGGCGGTG